TGTAGAGACTGGGATCAGCTGTCAGACTGACATAGTTCTGCGCAGTATCCTCGTCGCCCATGAACACGATCCGACCCTTCTCATTCGTCACTGTGACACTCATTTCGACTCCTTTAGGCGATTCCATCGGCGGATCTGCTGACCCGCCAACACCATGATCTCACTGAGGTGGGGGATGACATGTCCCCAGTACAACTTCCTGAGCAACACTATGTCATCCTCGTCCTCAGCATACACCGACACAAACGTCGGCATTGGCTCTCCACCAATACCGTACGCCTTCAACTCAACACGAACCCTCGTATCCAGATCTCGTGCTGCCATCTTCCAGTATATGAGGTGATATACCGAATAGCATCCAAGGAATGTCATATTTGCCTCCGTTTCCTCCATATCATGAACTCTAACACAGTTTTGTCGTGCTTACTCAGATTACAAGTAGAGCATATATACACCAGGTTGCTTGGCTGATTTCCACCACCACGAGATACTGGTTGGATGTGATCGATGTGCCCTTTCTTGATCGGCTGGTTACACCAGCAGCAGAAACCATTAGCTGCATTGATCACATCTATGATCACCTCTTTTGTGATCCTAACCCCTCCAGCTACCCTTCTGTTGTGACCATAAACAGCTTGTGTGGCCTTGTTGTATGTAGTGATGGCTTTGCGTAGGCGTCTTTGTAGATCGGCAGCCTTTCTGTCCATGTCGTCGTGTGCTCTCTGATTGTACCATATGTTTTGTTTGACAGTATTGAGCATATATGTTTCCTTTTCAACATTGTGTGGATTTTCCTGTACACTTAACAAATATTAACAGGTATTGCGCAGTCTTCTGCGCAGCTATTACCAAATCCAACCTGAAGGAGGAGGGTCTGGCAGAACATCGAAACCTTCCTCATTGGCGTCTTCTGTATCGAACTCAACATCGCCCACACTGTCGCCCTCGCGGGCACGTCGAACCTCGATCAGGTCACCAATCTTGACGGTCTCAGCTGCTCTGACCATGTCCATGAACGCACCGCTGCCATCTACAACTCCATCTACCACTAGAACAAACATTCGTGCCTCCATAGTAGGGGGTTGATATCCCCATCGTAGAACATGTCAGCTTCCATGTCAGCTCCACCAGATATTGATATTACCGGGCTGAACTCACCGTACTGATCCACGTTACACAAGGTGTACTTCATGCCCATGTTCTCATATGAGAAGAGTATCTCGATAGCGAACGGTTGCTCAACGTGCCTATATATCTTAGCCCACTCGTTTGCTGAGATGGGGTCGTAGTCCTTATATAGCTCAAAGCGTGGCCCCTCAACCAAGTCTGTGAAGACCTTCCATACCCTAGCTGGGGTACCTTCCAGCTTTGGCACCGACGCGATAGCCTGCGCAGCTGTGCGCTCCATCACCGCATCATAGAGATCGGCTCCGTCCATGAGCTGAGCGTATTGCTCATCAACCCAGTCATCTTCGGCACTGTCGATCTCAAATCCTGTATCGTTCAAACTCACCAGTGTTGCTGGTAACCACATGTTAACCTCCAAATAGAGTAGTCTGATTCCAGTTCTCTTCCACAATGTGCAGCTTGTTGTTATCGCCAACGAGCTTGTGGACAACGACCTTGCGGTCAAACGACCTGACGAAATCATCAGGCTGTGTCTTGCGCACAACCCGATTCCCACTGAGTCCACGGGCATACGTACTAGCTGTATCGAAGTCACCAATCATGGCCACGACGCCATTCAACAACACGGTGTACTTCTCTACCTTACGACCATAACCCATCGTCTCTCCGCACTTAGCATCGTGGGCAATAGCCTCCACAACATGTGTCGTGAAGGTAATGTCCTCACCAGTCAACATCATCAAGTTACTCACAGCTACGGCCTTCTTGTTGTTATCCACAAGACCGATGATTGTGTTCTTCACCGATGTTGCCATATCTCCAACATACTCTTGTATAGCGTCCACTGTTCCCTCCCGTAACTGAAAATATCAGTCAAATATTACGTAGTAGCTATTCGACTCATTGTCCACAATAGCTACTACATTCTCAACGATACTACAAGCCTCGAAGACACCCCGTATTCTCAATCCTCGTCGTCGTCTAGACCCTCCTCTACTAGCCAAATCATCTCACGCTCAATACCACGCTTACCGTGGCACTGTTTGTACTTCCTACCACTGCCGCACGGACATGGCTCATTGCGTCTGACGATGGGAATCACATTGGGGAGCCAGTACTCACGCGGCTTCCAGTGATCTGCGATCTGCTGCTTGATGACGCGCAATGGTACAGCTTCCATCACATCCTCCTAGTACCAGCGATCGTCAACTATGATCTCTTCGGTGCCTCGATAGTCATAGTTGCGCCAGGATCTGGGCAACGCTGCACGCATCCTATCCGCAAATGGGAACGACCGATTTGGCCCATCGCAGTTATCTAGTGAGAAGATACCCTTGTAGCCATCAAACATAACCTGGTTGCCAACTAGCCAGTATGCTTGCTTGATGGACACAGCCCTAACCTTTATGACCCAGGGCTTTGATCTTCCGTAATACTTGACGATACTACCCGGACTGCTGCAATACAGCTCATATGTACGTCGTCTTCGCTTAGTCATCATATCCTCCTAGTCAAGCCATGAATCTTTGAATTCAATGGGCTTGCGACCCTTGCGGTTGAACTTCGTCCAGCCCTTGTTCACCGCAGCTCGCATTCGATTGTTGAATTGGAACAACCCTGCCATTGAAGGACCGCCCGGGTAATTCATAAAGAATACACCGAGTTGGTCGTCAAGCATCACCTCTTTGCCTACGAAGTAGTATGCTTGCCTGATACTAACAGCTCGTACAAATATAGACCACCTGCCACTACTATTCCTGAACTTGTTGGTGATGCTGTCGCCGGAGAAGCCTGAGTATATGCAATAGGTCCTAATGCGTTTCTTGGACACGATACTATTCTCCTTGTGTCGTCGCTTAACACGAACGACATTCTCAATCTCGTGACCACGTATCCAGCGATACATGGCTTTCTGGTCATGATACGTTCTCAGGTCATCATAGTCGTGGTCTACAACGAACGGCAAGGCATCCACCCAACCACCCTCGAAGATGTATACGGTATCACCAACGAACACCGCTTCCACACGGTATTTCTTGTAGCCGTGAAGCCGCTCCCGCACTTCACAGAGAGGATGGTATCGAACATATACCTGGCACTCATGTTGTGTGCCAAAGTGTTTGGTTATACCATCCTTCGAGACGGCGCAACATTGCCATTTATCCATCATATCCTCCTAGTCAAGCCAGCTCCACGTAATACCAAGAAGAACTTGGTCAATACACTGTCTGCATACACCAAACTTCTTAGCTAGATTTTTTCTAGACAAGCTACTTGCTCTAATATGTCTTACATCATCAGCACTTAGCTTTGTGCCGAAGGCACGTTCCTTGTGTGCCATATCTACCGCATTGTCTCTTGCTGTTCCTGTAAACAGGTGTTCTGGATTGACACAGAGTGGGACATCACAGTGGTGGCAAATGTATAACCCGTCTGGTATTGGCCCATACGCAAGCGTGAAGGAAAACCGATGCACGCCTATAAACTTGCCATCTATCTTTATGCGTCCATATCCATTAGTGTCTGGAGCACCTGTCCATAACCAGCAATCATCAGTCTTATTAACCTTACGCCAAAAGCGTTCCTCCGGAGTCATCTTGCAGGTTCGACCTGTAATGGCGCTATAGGTTCTACCTCTGATGATATTGCAAATGGACTGGACGCTAGCATCATACTCTTTAGCCAAATCGCTAAAGCTAGCCCCGCTAAGCACTTGCCCCACTATACATCTGCACTGCTCGGGAGACATTCTTGATCTTCTCATACAACCTCCTTGTGCGCAGAAAGACTACTTCTTGAGAACGCCACGCTGCTCCATAACCTTGATCTGCCAAGCACTCAGATTCTTCGATCCATACTTCGCACAATGAGCTGTCAGCTCGTCAACTGTCATCCCGCCACTTCCACCCTGATGAGCAAAGTACTTCTTCGTCCGATCAGCGAATCCACGATTCTTCTTGGTCACGATAACCTCCTTGTAGTAAGCACGGTATTGTGCCCACTGCTTAGAGGGAAGCCCGCGCTTCCCCCTAAACGCTACGCACTATATCCGAAGTTCTTCAAGATAGCATACATCTTGCGAATCTGGGTATACGACGACATCTTAGCGCCCCTGAAGTCATGCTCATAGCGGCACTTGAAGCCCAAAGAACGAGCCTGCCGCACAAATGCAATAGCCTCCTTGGGTGAGCTTGTGAACCTCGCGTATACCTGCTTCAGCGGAACTGTGGGGGTGGACACGAACAACTCCAACCATACCATCACTATGCGCTCACTCATTCGTCTCTCCACAGGGATGAAAGCGCACCCCTTAACGCAACATCAGACAACGTAATGTCGTCTACACTAGCCGCTCACATTACGGCTAGTGGAAACACACTATGCTAGAATTAGAATCCCCTGACGGTACCGTACACACGCGGATTGCGGAAGCTCACCTGCTTTGCGTGCTTAGCGCCCAACTCCTCCAAGAGATCGCACACCTCTTGTGTGCAATCAGCCCAGCCGTACCCTGAGTGCCTGGACACCCAAGCGACGTTCTTGGACCACGTAATGCGGCAACCACCACCGGCTGTTGCGCTGTCCTCGAAAGACCAGTACTGGCCGTGGTTAGCAAACCCGGAAGTCTTGCCCTCATACTGAGGATCACAAGTCTCTGCGTATGTGAGCAACTCCAAATTCGCGCACTCTGCTGCGAATTTGACGATTTCCAACGACACCAGATAGACCATCGAACCCACTGTGAACATCACACTACCTCCAAATAGATAATATCCGGTAAGCGATTGCAACACACGAGCGACCATGTCAGCGTGGCTTCTAGTCAGGTCTAACTCAGCCGTATCCCTACGGCATAGCCCCATTTATCGCCCTTGAGGCAATCTCGTGTGCTCCGTTCGCCTACCGGATTCTGAATACTACTACTATTGAAGCCTCCATGTAACACATGGTGGAAGCGTCTCTACGAACTGGACGAGGCGCTTCATATTCGTCACTGAGTACGGCGTCGTATATTCCTCACTACCAGAATACACTCTACGGACTGTGATAAAGGATGATCCCTTTATCGTTACTACTACCTGTCTACACGCTACAGCGTACCTGCTGAGCATCTGAGGCGTAATCCTCCTCATCACATACCTCCTTGTGCGCAGAACACTACACTACCCCACACGCCACCACATACAGCACAATGAACACAACAACAACAACGATGTTCGATACTACTACTACGATACCCTTCACAGTGAACCTCCCTATGAAAAAGACGCACCGCGTAATGCAGGTGCGTCAGGCGTAGTATTGCCCAGATTGCCCACCACTCGTCAGTGATGAGCAAACGAAACATACTACAGGAAACCGAGTTTCTTCATCTCGGCCTTGATCTTACCCAGGCCCATAGTGCGCTTGTGGCCACTGTGAGGTATGCCAACCCTGCGCCACTCATCATCCTCGATAGCAAAGACGGTCCAGTAATTCGCGTATGGATCATCATCACCATAGTTCTCGATAACGCCCAGCGGCAACTTGCCCGGGCGCTTGATCTCGTAGCAACGGCGCTTGGGAAGCACCCCCACATCAATGACACAGTGTGTGCCAGGAATAGCGTCAGACATAGGGCGCAACCAGTGATACGGAGTAAACGACTTATACGTCAACAACATCAGGAACACTTGCATCATAGCCTCCTATACAACATAGATACGGTAGGTGTAGTGACACCTTCTCTACGCACAACCCGTGTTGTGCGCAGAATGCAGCTCACTACTATGACACAAGCTCAAGGTAGCGGATAATGTTCTCTGCATCTTGACCAGAGAACTCTCCCTCGTTCCCATCAGTATAGAACACCGCAATATCCCCATTGTCAGGTGCGTGTGTAATAGATACAGTATCCATGTTGATGTATCCACCATCTTCCAGTCGTATCCAATGCTTGTTCATCACTACCTCCATACATACACACACCACATAGCGTAGGTGTGTGAGGTGTAGTACCACCTAGCCTGTGCGCCACCACCCAGGGTGTAGCACAGGGGAAGCGTACTACTAGAAGATGGGGGCCAGCCCATTGAGCATAGCCATACCCCATGTGAATACGTATGCTGCTACTACCAACGCCAATGCTGCCATGCCCATGTATACCAACACTAGTAACGCCTTCATCACATACCTCCATATATAGACACATAGCGTAGTGCGTATGTGCCAGGTGTAGTATCACCTAGCCCACACACCACCACCTGGTGATGTATGGGGGAAGCGTACTATACTAGAGCGTGACAGCGTCCCATACCGCTTGGGCATGGGCCTTATCCTGCTTGATCCAGTCATCACAGTGCAACGCATAGCGCTCCCAGTATGCATTGTTCTCAGCTTCAAAAGCCACGAAGTCTGGTACCATAGCTAGACGTAGTAGAACACTGTTACCATCCTTACGCTGATTCTTTGCGTATAGGTTGGATGTACCAAAGGATGCTATTGACTCGACAACACCATTGACTACTACAACGTATTGCTTCGTGTTCATGATGCCTCCTATTAGTGAGTATGTGTTAAGCGTGATAGTGGGTAACTATGCCCCACCCTCCTCTTACACGCTACAAAGGGGCCAATTCAGCCCCAAAACACGCAATTAGGGCTTAAATCACGTCAATTCGACGTAATAGCCCCACCTATGCTTAGTGGACCATCACGGCCCTACGTGAGCCTAGCCTTGCGTGTGCAGCTCGCGGGGTCACACAAGATGGAAGACGAGAGGGGTGCACGCCACGCTATCTCTAGTAGAAGACATAGCATAGGACACCCCCCTATGTTCAATCTTGCAGTGGGCGGCGATGCTTCTACCCTCCTTAAACTCGGACAGTGTTTTCCAAAACACCTCTAAACGAATTGACAGAACTCGGGGCCATCCACATTCTCCACACATCTACGGGTACAGCGCGACAGAAAATCTCTGCGTGACTACCCCACATATTCAGACAGATCTCGGTATTCTCTCCCATGTCTCGTACAAGGGTAGCTGCTTCATCCTTGCTAAGGGCACCGTTCCCACCGGAGCCCGACCAATCGAGGATGCTCTTTGCTTCACATACCATCTGGAATGCTTGGTCCCTAGTTATCGTTGGGTATTTCATCCTGTAAAGTGGAAGTAGTGCATAAACGCCAGCAGAGGCTCAGCCTCCTTCTTAGAAAGTATGGTATAGTGATCCCTACTCCCGTTGAAGTAGACCGTATAGCCACCACTTGAAGGCTTAATCGCAGCCACATTATCGGGGTTGATCCACGTCTCTCCGCATTGAATCCAGTATCTCTTATCCATATCTATCTCCTATAGTTGGCAGGGTGTTTTTCAATACTATCTTTTTCTTATACGGTATATCCAGAGCTTCGTTGGCGAGCTCTAGGCCTCTTTTTAGTACCAGGTGTAGTCGCCAAGCCTCTGTTTTCCAGTCCAGTGACACTCTCCAGCAATACATCTCTATACCGTCATGGCCCTCCTCCACTCTGATTGTCCAGTCTTCCTTGGTACTTCGTATGATGGCACACGCTTCGTCGTGTGTGACGTTTTCCCCATTAGCTACTGGTCCCCAATCGTTAATATCAACTGACTTATGGATTAAGGCAAGAGCTCGAAGTTTAGTTATATCTACATTTCTCATTGGTATCTCCTATATCTGACGAGGGATGAATATCTTCCCGGCGTCCTTCTGCGCACAAACACTCATAATCTCAGCAAATGAATCTCCACTCTCTGGGTATAGCAGCATCCTCCACACGTTACGATCCTTCGTTCTACAGAACACCTCCATATGATAGCTCCACTGGTAGATACAGATTTCACCATCTGCATCCTTCACAATATCGACAGCTTGCTCCTTCGTAATCTCAACCTTCTCTACAAGGTTAGTCCAATCCAGGATCACTTCTGTCTTACACAGCATCTGAAACATCTGATCCTTCGTTATCGTCTCAAACGACATCAAACACCCCCTTTAGCAATGGCTCCACCCCACGAAGCCGAAGTCCCCAATTTCCCTCTTTTCCTCCGCAATGGTTTCCTATCGTGCACAAAAAAGGTACCTCGCTACCATATTGCTCTATCCAGATATGGGTAGTAGTGCCCAGAAGTATCTGTACAGCTTCTTCCTGCGTAAGTATCTTATCGTTGTTTAACTCACTCTTGATTAACAGACTCCTTCTCACGATCCTAAACGCCTGATCCCGGGTGATCTCATCCTTATACATCAGTCCATTAGCAGGTATGCAGCTGCCCACTTGACATTCTCGCCCTCAAGCACGATTCGCCATTCCCAGTACGTATTTGCGTAGATAGGTCCCATTCCCTTCTCTCTACATTTCAGAATCAGCTGTTCCATCTCATTTCCATAGGGCTTGGCCCAGATCTCGTGTACGAGCGCAACTTTCCTCAACAGCTCCATGACCCCATCTTTGGATATAGGCTCATTCGGCTTTCCGTATATCCAGTTGGTGATCTTGTCTGCCATAGACAGCGCCAGAAATGCCTGTTGTGTGGTTATCACTTTCATAGGTCCTCTATGTCCATTAGAATGAACTCTCTATATAGAAACCTTTTGCATTTTAGGACGATGAGATTGAGGGTGGGGAAGGTCGTGGTTGATAATCCAGCATCACTCTTTGCATCTCTGATATAGTCGATAACGTACTTCTTTGATGGGCTTTGGTAAGCTGAATAGCCCAACCAATATCGTACTCTACCGGCCCTATTCACAAGCTCTACAGCTTTTTCTCTAGTGATATCCATTGTGTATTCACCTATATAGTGTTAGTGCCCATGTGAGCGGGCCATTTTCTTCTCTACAGAATATGTGGGTTAAGTCTTGTCTAAGAGATGACGTTATATCTGATCTGGTTAGTACATGGGTGTCTTTCACATTGGCTAGCTTAGTTCGAGCGAAGTCCAACGTCACTTTCTTTTGATTCACTCCAAACACTAGGTAGGATACCCTATTAACCCCATTCAGCGCTTTCACAGCCTCGTCTCGTGTAATGATCATGATTCGTACAGTGTCATCGACCAAATGTAATCTCGATCTAAACGATCTTTCTTACTGTAAATCGCTACTGTGTTTGTACCGTACATATCTTGAATCAGCAACAAGTTATCAGGGGCTTCAATGATGATCTTCCTGGCCGCATCACGGGTTATGACTTTTGTGTCCCCTGGGTTATAACGACAGTAGTAGATCGTCTTATGCGTGTTGACATGCTTGATGCAATCGTCTTTTGTGATGATCATATCTTCCTCTGCGTTTATAGGGAATTTCCATGCATCTGATGCGTGTCTATCATCTGTTATGTAATCCCCGCCATTGAAAGTATGTGTTGTTACCCAGTCTGTATTTAATCCCGTCGGGGCTATTAGATCTAACAGTTCAGAGCCAGGGGTTAGAGCACGCCAGTAAGGTGCGACGGGTTCTTCCGGGGTCCAATCATGAATACTCATACTTCTCCTGTCAGGGTCAAAACCCATTCATCGTTATCTACTAGAACCAAATCTATCGTTTTGGAGAATATACAGGGGACAAGGTGATCATCTTCGATGTTGATTACTAGGAGTGTGGCGGCTTCTTTGGTAATCGGCTCATATCCTGTATTCGAGTTCCATTGTATGATGTCGGAGGCCTGCCTAACCAACTTCATCACCTCGTCTCTCCCTAGCATGGTCATGACAGTAAGTGGTCTAGTGCCTTTTTGACGAGGACCCTAGCTCCATCTGGTCTCCAGTGCTTGATCAGGCCTTCTGTAGCAGGGAAACGTATTCTGTAGTCACAGAAGCCATCGAGATCACCACCAGCTTCACGCTGAATGTAGATCTCCTCTATTAGGCTGTAGTTCGCCATGATCTTTACCCTTAGCATTTCCCACTCCCTTTCGGTATCCATTACTCATATCCCGGTCTCTTGTTAGATCTCACTATGGCGTCCATTCGACTACTGGCCCACGGTCCCATACTGCTACAATTGCCACATCGTGTCTTATAGCCAACGACATTGGCGTGTTTTGCTTCGACAACTTTCATCATGCAACCACAATGGACACACTTTGCGATCTCTGGCTCTATAGGCCTACATGTAATGTCATACTTCCATTTCGTTCTGATTTCGTGCATGGTGCCATCTGTCTTACGAAGAACGACCTGGCCCATACTTTTACTAATCACTGTACCTTCAAACCTTACCGTCGTTGTCTGTTTGCTCATCGCCTTCCTCCACAGAATCAGTCTCAACCAGCTGGTATTTCTTGAATGCTCTCTTGAATCCCAGTATTTCATCATCGGCTAGATCCAGGCGATACTCACACTTCACTATTGGCGGTTGCCCTGCCTGGAATACGATCCCAAACCGGTAGATGTGGTCTGGTAATCCTAGAATGTCAATCAACTCCTGTCCAAGCATCGTTTTATTCGCCATCGTTTTCCTCCTCGTATCCAAAGCGTGCCATATAGGGCTTTAGGAATCCAATCTTATCCATGGTATGAGGTGTCTTCCAGCGGCCTATGGACTCTTCGCGAACTGGTATTGTGGCCAACGGAATCCCCAGGAAGTTCTCAAGACGACCTAGTGTATCATACTGCTCTAGTACGAAGTCCTCGAACCTGATTTCGATGTAATGCTCTGGTTTTGGTGTTGCAAGCATCAAGTTGTACTGATATTTCCAGGAAATAGCGCGATTTACTCGTACGTCCTCATCTTCTGTGTAATCGATACCGAAATCTTTGAGATTATCGGTCATATGATTGCCCAGGATGCAATCTCGGGGATCTCGGACCCAGTAGATGTAATGCGCGTCAGGGAACCTACGAATGATCCACGGCAGCGATAGAATGGTCTCTGGGAGCTTCCACCCTTTCTGCGCATAACCGCTATTCACTATATCCTGTAGATAGAAGTCCAAAGCAGACCTATACTCTTTTGGCAAGATACGGATAGTCATTGCTGAGTCAAAGTTCCACAGCAGGTCACCTTTATAGGTCACGTACCTGCTAAAGATCTTAGCTGCGTCATACATGGCCTCTGCTGGAATGAGATCGCCCGCACCGTTGAGATGGTGGCCCATATGAACACCACTGGCTAATAGTGTATGTGCTATAGCCCGCGTACCTGAATGACCGCGTCCAATGACGATGATCATATCACCCTCTCCCTTGATATACATCTATTGCGTAGGTATATCCATCCCAATTATCAACGCCCGCTGCTTCTAGAGCATCAATCCACTTTTGATCTCCCACAAGATGCGCAAACTTCCGCACTTGCTCACGATCACTCTCTTTCTCTTGCCCTGTGAGATCGGCATACTTGGTATGTACTTGTCTATCCCAGTGCTCTACTAAGCTAGCCGGAATCATCATACTGCCGTCTGGATATTCCTGACATTGCTTGAATAGATAATCCATCCAATGCGACCAAATCTCATTGTGTTGTATCGCAGACAACTGTTCCATTTGTTCGTTTTCCATATCTTTCCCCTTTATCAATTTTCCTAAGTCTTGCGACGATATTGCTAGATTCTCCTTCTACTACAAAAGAATGGTCGCGTATGGTTACGATATCACCTATATTCCACTCAGAAGTCACTCTAATTGGTTTACGGGCCACCTTTTCCGGTATAGAGATTACAAGACCACGCTTTCTGTCCCATGTAGCTCTAAAGAGTACTTCTTCACCATAAGTGATACAGAAGCATATGACATCTGTGCCGTCAAACTTCTCACCAAGCTTTGTAGACACCTCTATCCCAGTTAGGCTCCTGAGTCTTGTGAGAATCCCGCTATTCCTAGTTCCACACCTCGTCGTAGTACCGCGATTACCAGTTAACCATCCGTAGAACCTAGACATTACCCCTCCTTATAGCTTAGACAGGTATTCCAGGGCTTCATCACATGTCTCGAAGATGATGTCTGCAGCCTCCATGACGAATGCATGGTAGTGAAAGTTGTCGATTACAACCACAGTATGCTTTCGTAGCAGAGATGCCCACGCAAGCTCAAACACGGTGCCAATGCTCACGCTTTTAGCATGACTAAGATCTGCAAAGACGATATCGCTTTGCTCGACCATCCACCTATCTCTTTCAACAATAGCGTGGTTAGTAGTTGTTGCGCCCTTGTATCCATAGCCCCTGAGTACTGTCTCGTTTCGCAGGTCATCTTTACCCAGCATTGGGCTAAGAACGGTATGACCCGCCATCTCTAGTATGTTCTTCTTGGTTGTGAAAAACTCTTGAACAGCGTCGAATGACAGGCCGCTAATTGGCCCCGCTATGTAGATCTTCATCTTCCATCTCCTCTATTGTGAAGCCACAGTAGTTAGCCGGTTGTACTACTGCTAACCGCTTTCCATTCTCGTCATAAAACGACAGATCCATATCAGTATACTTCCATCTATGGGCCTCAATCACCATCGTTTCCCCGCTCGATAGATAGATAGTGTATTTATTCATCTCGCTTTCACCAAATCGTGAGCCGAGAACCATCTATCAAGTTCTACTAGCTTAACCTCAGTTCGCTTGTTCTTCTCTGCCCAAATGCATTTGATGGTATAGGTCTTCCATTCGTTACCCTTGATATGAACCTTGTCGCCTCTGTGTATCTTGCTCATCGTGTTACTCCTTGGATTGTGCGCAGAAATAGGTGATCGTCGAGACCCCTCTACGTTCAAGGGAATACCTTTACTCTATAGCTATTTCATAGTACGGCTTGAATTTCTTTGCTTATGCACTATTAAACCCGTTCTTCCGCTGTTGTAGGCTCGGTTTGTCCCATAAAGTGTCCAACTTCGGAGTAGGGCTTCTGCGGGACTTGTGCCATCGACATTAGTACTAATTGCACAAGACGATCTCCGTTTTGAAGGGATACTAGGGATTTGAGGACATTTGTCATTTCTAGCGTTAGTGTACCGGCAAAAGTCGGTTCTACGAAGCCAGCGTGCAAATGTTCAATTCCTCTACGTCCAACGCGAGATTTCAGCTTGATATCACCGGCAGCATCTGGTGGCATCGTAATATACTCAAGAGTATCGAGCAAATACAGCTCTCCTGGCTTCATCCACAACACACTGGTGAGTTGTACGTCTGACCACTTACCTCCTTCGCGAAAACGGTATCTACCGCTCCAGCGAAGGTCTATAGACGCTGGGTTCACCAGCTCTGGTACAAAAGGCGAAATACCTCCAACAGAGGCCCACTGAGCCAACATTACATCATTCCAGATCATATATATTCCCCTTACGAGCTATCGAGTGTTTCTGAGAATCCACATTCTGCGCAGCTATACGTATGTTCAAATTCACGACCTCTGACATCTGTCATGCCTTTGTGTTTGCATCCTACATGATAGAACGCTACGAAGGTGGTAAAACCATACTTGGTTTCAAGTGCTCTCCATCCCTCCGGTGCTTTCCAGTCCTTATATGCACGGATGGATGCTATGGCTACGTATCCATGCCCGTAGTCTACGAAGTGTACTCTTACTACCTTATCAGAGACGAGGTCATGAATCTGCCTTACTGGTGGCCATGGAAATGACGAGTAGTGATTGCCAAGGAAGGTCAGTTGTAGGAACTCATGCTCTAAGATCATTTCATATGGGGTAGGCATTTGGTTGCTGATTACCGATAGATCTACACCGTATTTGTTCATCCTATTCCCTCTTTGTGATGGTCTGTATACAGGTTGGGCACAAACATCCCGCCATTTACCACTACCCACTTCTTCTCGATCTGAACCTTGTCTCTGAAAATACGGCCCACTTCATAACCTCTTTGCCGCGAGTACTTGATTAGGTTCTCTAGTATCTGGCAACCATATGCGTTGGTATGGGCCTCCAATGTCGCGGTCTTGATATGGTTATCCACAACCAATGACTCTATGAGTCTGTGTACCATAGCTGTTGTGGTTCCACTACCCCTACCGGCTTCTCTAGTGAGTATGATGTTCTCGTCGTTCTTGTCGGTTATCCATCCCTCGTACATTGATGGGTGCATGAATACGGTGTCTCCTATTGCGTATACTTCTTCGATAGGTGTCACCACAATCTCGATCTGGAAGGGGCGGAACAAACCCTGCTTCACCCTCTGCCAGAATGTCCTCTTTAACCTACGCACTTCCGTTGTTTGCATCCAATCGCATGTATATACGTTCATCAAACCTCCATTTGATGTTTATTGCGAAGCAGCTATGGGCGAACAAATTGACTATATCGAACAACCGCATATAATAAAGGAGTACATGACACATATGTTTGAATTCACGCAAAGATATTGCTTACCGAAAGACCAGAAAGCTACTTTGGACAGCCTTCTATACGCACTTAGAGAAGGCCGTATTAAACGAGTAGATGCAAAAGAGCACGCTATAATACGACTTAGAAACGCCATGTTGTGTAGAGGTATAGGAGGTGTACTTACAGAAGACTTCGATTTGTTCCTTGACAATGTTTTGAGTCACTTTGATTTAGCAATAAGGGAGGGAGTACTAAGATGTTGATCGCAATGCCCGTATGGGACACAGAAGAGAACGGCAGGAGTGAACTAACTGCAAAGACGCTAGAGGTGCTGATGGAGAGCATCAGAGGCACAGACCGCGTTGTGGTATCGGACAATGGGTCTTGTAAACTGACACACTATGTTTATCAGACCGTCATGGAACGCTATGAAAACTTCTCCGTGATCTTTAACGGAGAGAACCTTGGAATTGCCGGTGGTACGAATCAGGCTTGGAGACTGGCTGACGAGGGAGAAGTTCTCTGTAAGATGGACAACGATTGTGTCATAAACACACCCGGGTGGACATCGCGTGTAGAGTTCGTTCTTGAGCGCATGCCTTCTGTTGGTATTCTCGGCATGAAGCGCAAGGATCTACCGGAACGGCCTACTTCTTCGGAACCATTCTATCGCACACGCCTTTTGATGGTTGATCAGAAGCCAGGAGAGCCGTGGATAGTAATCGAGGAAACGAACCACGTTATGGGTACCTGTTACTGCTTCAATCCAAGTATGTTACCTGAATTCGGCTACTTGCTACAACCTGACACGGTCTATGGCTTTGACGATGCTATCGCTGCCCTTAGAGCACACAAGCTGGGATATTCATCGTGCTTCTTACATGGCGTTGATATCGATCACATTGATCCAAATCCACTAGCTGAATATACAGCATGGAAGAGTAGGCAGGCTTCTCAGGGTATGCCGAACTACAACAGATACAAGCTCGCTCTACAGAACGGTCAGATTCCACCATACTTTGATGGAGGCTTCAACAAACACGTAGAAACAGATATTGTCGAGCCAACTGAGGCTTGATATGAGATACACTATGGAAAGGTGGTACAATGATTAAGCTGGACATGGGCTGCGGCCTGAATACCAAGAAGCCATTGGACGACTGGATTCATTTGGACTTTGACGAAGGGCCTCACATCGAAATAGTGTGTGACTTCGTTGATATTCCTCTTGAGGACGACTATGTAGACGAGATTTGGGTTGGTGATGTAATTGAGCATGTTCCTGTGTGGAAGTATCACCTCGTTTTCCCTGAGTGGAAGCGAATTCTCAAACCGCACGGCCTTCTACACGGCACTACTCCTAGCCTTGACTCTAATATCAAGAAGTATGTTGCTGGCACGATTGATCGTGAAACTTTCATGCGAAACTTGTATGGAGACCAGGCTGGTTACCCACATCAGCACTATAACCTTTTCACGAAAATCACGTTGGTAGACCTACTTACCAACTATGGATTTACGTCAATCAATCTCGATAAATCACCTGGTGATAAAGATGTTCCATGGTGGCTCCACTTTGAATGCAGGAACGGGAAATAGACATGTATGCCTTTATCATCAACTACAACCGTCTTCACCTTCCGCGCAGAATGGCAGACTATCTTGCTGAGTGTCCTGGGGTAACCCCTATCATCATAGATAACAAGAGTACATATCCCCCGTTGCTGGAGTACTACGAGACTACACCTCACAAGGTTCTGCGTATGGATATGAACTACGGGTGTGCTGTAGTCTGGCTAACGAGTATCCTGGACGACTTTGGTCTCAATGGTGGTTTCGTTGTCACAGACCCCGATCTGAAGATCGACCATATCCCGAAGGATTGGCCGCATGTACTTCAGCTAGGTCTAGATAGACATGAGTTTGCGTGTAAGTCTGGTTTCTCTCTAAGGACCAGCGACTTACCACCGACAGTTATCGGTATCCAGGCTAAGAAGTGGGAAGCCATTGCTTGGTCACGTAAGGTAGACGATCAGTTCTATGGCAGTGACATTGACACAACTTTCTGTCTATGCCGTAGTCGACTACATGATTTCCCCGCTGTACGCTCTGCGCCACCCTACGATGCTATACATGTCCCTTGGTACTACGACAAGGTAAGCGACCTATCAGACGACGAGCTATACTATATGAAATCAATTGGTGTTGGTCAGTCCAATTACTGGACTACCAAGATAGCAGAGCACATGGAGGTTCAACAGAAATGATCCCGTACATTGGCGATATCAGTAAAGCAGACGCTGTGGTATTACGTAAGCTTGCCTGTGAAGCAACCAGCATCCTAGAGTTTGGATGTGGAGCGTCTACACAGGTGATGGCTGCTTATTCTACATGTCCTATGAAATCGGTTGAAACCGATCCTTACTGGATTGAGACCACCAATAAGCGTCTCTCAGATCTAGACATACGTGAGATAGAGATTGTTACATACCAACAATACATGGAGAGAAAGGGTAGTGGCTACGATCTCATCTTTGATGATGGAGTCGATGACAAACGACGCGAGTTCGCATTTAACGCATGGCCTCTACTGAAAATTGGAGGCAAGCTAGCTTTCCACGATACTAGGCGCACACAGGACGTAGATAACATCGTCGCATTCCTGAAGCAGTTCTCGCCATCTATCAGGACAATAGAGGTAAACAAGGACGAATCCAATATCACTATCTTCGAGAAAAGGGACAACCTTTTCTTCCAGGACTGGAATGGGGAAGAAGGGAGAGAGCTATGGCAGATCCGCTAGTCAGCATTCTCATACCGAGTAGAGACAGAGTAGGTGGTCTCAAGCGATCACTCGCTAACATACGCGCAACAACCGCCGGTATTAATACAGAGATTATCGTCATTCTGGACGCACCAGACATCATAAGCAGAGAAGCTATGATGGACTTACTCGATGTACGAGTAGTGCTTATGCCAGAAGACTATCGTAACGGACACCCACAAGAGAAGTGGGAAGCTGGTTACCAGGTCTCAACTGGCGAGTGGATTGCTCTTATGTCGGACGATATGGAATTCGACGATGGCTGGCTACGGGCTTGCCTAGACACGCCCAACAAGGGCTTTGTAGCTTTCCACGACCCGTGGCACTATGGAACACTAGCCACCCTATGGATGTGTACTCGGGAATACGTTGATACCGTTATGAATGGTAGAATGGGTCTCCCCTGGTACTACGTCGAATATGGCGATAACGAGTGGACATTCAGAGCTAATGAAGCACATGCGCTTGTATTCTGCGCAGAAGCAACATTCACACATCATCAGGATCGCGATGCTCAGCGTCTCAAGATTCTAGACATGGAACACAACAAGATCGATAGGGAGACATACGAAGCCCGTCACAAGGCTGGGTTCCCTGACGAGTGGCCGGAGGTCTAATGGAAAGCCTGAATGACATCGGTCTGAGATGTGGAACGGACAAGACGTCAAGGGCAAACAACTACTTGTATAGATACGAGTGGTATTTGTCCTGGCTACCTCGTCCGTTACACCTGCTAGAGATTGGTGTTCACGAGGGTATGTCTATTAAGATGTGGCTTGAGTACTTGCCAGATTCACTCGTTGACGGGATAGATATCAAAATCAACAATGTAAGCGATCCACGCTTTAAGTTCCATCATGGCGATGCTACAGATAGCAATCTATGGTCGCGGCTTGGAGAGTTCGATGTTGTTGTCGATGATGGTAGCCACCAATCGGTAGATGTTAAGACAGCCTTCGATCTTGGCTTTCCGCATCTTAAACCTGGTGGACTATGGATTATCGAAGATGTACGCGCTGGATATCGCACAGAATACAACAATGGAGGACCGACAACCGTTGATATGTTTCGCCCGCTAATAGACGAGATAAATGACTATGGACATGGCCGGTGGGGCGATCCACGTCTTGACAAAAGCCGTATATTGTTCATGCATCTCTCCAAGAGCATGATCGTTATACACAAGAGGAGTTTGGATGCCTAGCAACGTAATTCCTTTGTTACAACCCAGTTGTACCCAGGCCGAGATAAACGCTGTAGTTAGCGTCTTGAAATCTGGATGGTGGGGTACTGGGAAGGTTGTTGAGCAATTCGAGAAAGAGATGGCCGAGTTATACGGTTATCGCTATTGCGTTACTACGAATAGCGGTACAGCCGCTTTACACCTATCTATGTTAGTACTAGACGTCGGACCAGGAGACGAGGTGATCGTTCCTCCGCTAACATTTGTGAGCACGGGTCTGGCTCCTATCTATGTGGGGGCTACGCCAGTACTTGCAGACATCGATCCCAAGACTCTCTGTATAGACTGGGACTGCGCAGAAGCAAAGATTACACCGCGCACTAAGGCTATCATAGCAGTTGACTACGCTGGCTACCCAGCTGGCCGTAGGGATCTAGGTATACCAGTTATCCAGGATGCAGCACATTCCTGCGGCGGAACACCTGGATATGGAGACATGATCTGTCTCTCGTTCCACCCAGTCAAGAATCTAGCTACAGGTGACGGTGGAGCAGTTCTCACCAATAACCGCCACTATGCAGAACGTATGCGTGCGTTAAGGTGGTGCGGGATCAACAAGTCCACCTGGGAACGCTCGCAGGATCGATATGGGTGGGACTATGATATAGAAGAAGTCGGGTTCAAGTATCACTGGAACGATATACAAGCAGCAATTGGCCTAGCTCAATTCCATCGTCTAGGTGGATTAAACGCAGCCCGTCGTTGTATAGCAAAGGAATACGACTTAGCACTGCGTGGATATCTAGACCTTCTACTCCCACCCAACCACAGACAACACACATGGCACTTGTATCCAATCAGGGTACCAGCACATATAAGGAACGAGCTGGTTACCAAGATGCTAGACAAAGGAGTCAGCGCTGGTGTACACTACAAACCACTGAACCACTATAGTATGTTTGATGGTGAAACACCCGTTGCTGAAGAAGTATGGCAGAGACTCATCAGCATGCCTATGTTCTACGATCTTTACAGAAACCCGGAGTTGTTTGATACCGTTATAGATACATTTACAGAAAGTCTAGAGGAGCTTGTATGAATGACCGTAGTATTATTGTACTTGGAGTTGGACGTACTGGAACTAGTGTAGTTACTCATATCCTACAAGAGCTTGGTGTTTTCGTTGGCGAAAGCCTACATCCAGACAACTACGAAGAAGCTACCCTGTATCACCTTAATGAGGCTCTCATCGGTGGTAACTGGAAAGATCCACAATTGACTACCACAGCAGGTCTTGAAAAGCGGTGTGCAGACTTCGTAGCAGAGAGGCGAAAACACGGTTTGTGGGGTATGAAAGACCCACGATTATGCTTCACGCTTCCAGCAATGCTTCCATATCTTCAATCCACAGATGTCAGGGTGATTGTTACCAAAAGACCGTTCGATTGTATTGTAGAGTCCCTAAACGTTCTACCAGATGTGAACGGCGAGAACAACGCTAAGATAGTTGTGAAACGCTATCAAGACGCGCTTAAACACACTCTGTCAGTCATTCCTCAAGAATGGCCCGTAATGACAATCGACTTTGATGAGCTTGTCGAGAACTCAGATGAGCAGGTAGCTCGTATTGCCGATTTCATCAATGTTGAGTCTGTCCCAGAAGCCGTTAAGGCCGTTGAGCCAGAACTCAGACATCACACAGAAAAGCCCGCAGACAACTCAGAGTTCACACTAGCCCTGATGGTATGGAACACATCGCATCTGATGAAGCGCACGCTAGAGACGCTGTGTAACCAGACCCTGCAGAACTGGAAACTCATGGTTATTGACGATATGTCTGAGGATGATGTTGAAGGCACACTTGAACCATTCAAGGATCGTCTCAATATCGAGTACCACAGGCTACAACACGATATGGGCATGCGTGGTAATACAGCTTCCATCAACTACGTCCTAGAACACGCCACCAGTAGAGTGATCATGTGGAGTACCCCCGAAGTTATGCTCCCACCAGGCGCACTTGCTGCAGCTTACAAAGCCGCCCGGGACGGACGCAAGAAGGTGTTTGTGACTATACCTAGCCACGGACTCACAGCAGGCCTGCAGATGGAGATCGATAACATTGGCTGGCAGGATGACATCCACAATATCAAACACTTGCTGGACAACATCGACCCCGAATCGTTCACACACCGCTGGTTCAATCTCAACTTCTACGAACATGGTGATGTAACCGGCAAGAAGAAGAAGGCGTTTGGTAACAACCAGAGCGTTGCTGTTAACCGCAAGCTCTGGATGAAAGAGATTGGACTATTTCCGTACTACCTAGACTACGGCTCGGACGATCCCTGGGTCTCTAATGAAAGGAAGACACACGGCTATAAGGATCAGACGTTATGGGAACACGATGGCTATCACCAGTGGCATCCTAAATGCCAGTACTGGATGGCTCAAGGTAAAGCTCCTAACTGGAACTGCTTTGGTCATACAATGAGCAACCTCATGAATGATCCGAAGGTACCAGACGGTGGCACATGCGAGATTTGGGATGAAGGAAATCATCAGCAGATGGACGAAGCATGGATTGCTAGCGAGTTGGGAATAACCTCTCTCGTGGAAGCTCTTGGGTACAAACCAGCTCAATAGGAGCTAATATGCCAGACACAACACTGATTGAAGTCGTGGTCGCACTTGGACCATATGCAACCGCATTAGGAACGGGTTTAGCCGCGTACCTTCTTGGTACTAGAAAGAGCAAGGCAGAAGTTGGGGTGCTCAACGGCAAGATAGCCCAGCAAGACGCAGAGACGAAGCGCTTTGTCAATGACACGAAGTGGAACACAATTTTGCGTCTTGGAGAGCGTATAGATGACCTTGAGAAAGAGGAAAAGGAGATGGAGAAAGAACGCAGTCTCTATGACGGAAGGATCAAGGCTAAGAATATCGAGATTCGTATTCTTCAGGAGCAGCTACTTGCAGCCCAGATCCTTACGGAGAAATATCGTAAGATAGCTACTCTGCTACAGGAGCAGCTAGAAAGCGCTGGTATTGTTCCTCAGTACGATGCTAAGTGTGAGATACACAAGGAGAAAAAATGAGGGCATATGAACATACCATTGAGGTTTCGCGCAGAATGGACGAGTGTGTTTCAATCATTCACAACGGTGACGAGCACATAGGAAGCAACGCTGTCGATGAGAAACTACAGATTGATGTCGTAGACCGCGTTGCGGAAGACGACAACTGTTACTGGGTTACCACAGGCGACATGTGCGAGCTTATCCTCTACGGAGACCCAAGGTTTGAACACAATGCCGTTCCTAAGTGGTTTACATTCAGTATGATGAGTGACCCTGCAAAATATCAGGTTTTGCGGTATAATGATATCTATGGACGAATTGCAGACAAATGTCTTGCAACAGTCGAGGGTAATCACGAATTCAGTATGGCTAAGCACTTCTCCCGTGATATCTACCGAGAGCTAAACGATACGCTCGGAATTCCACAGGAAAGACGCTTGGGCACAGGCGGATTCCTTCGTCTCAGATTCATGTCGAATGGTAAGTGTATATGGAGACCGACATTCTATCTCCATCACGGCGTATCTGGTGGACGATCAAAGTCAGCCATTCTACTTGAGCTGGAGAAGTTACCAAAGGCTTACGAGGCAGACTTTTACTGTGTAGGGCACGCTCATAAAAGAGTTGCTGCCCAAGACGAACGGATTCTTATGGATAGCGCGACAGGTCGCATCACTCGCAGAAAAGTGTTCTATTCTGCAACGGGAAGCTATATGTCTGGCGTTACGGAAGATTCGCGTGGTCATTACCCAGAACGTAGGGGTATGTACCCGCAAGGCATTGGGCCTAACGAGTTCCATCTATACCCGAATCGCAAAATAGCGAGGTTGATAATCTAATGTTTTTATCAGAGATCGAACTGGAGATTATGGAGCTTTCGCGGTCAAGAGAGACTGGTGGTATCGATCTCTTTTGGCAGTTCTGGAGCGCTCCTATAGGAGGACTAGAGAAGGATGCACGTACCGATCTGATTGGTATTGCATCTGATAAGTTTCCATCACCTCTACTCCAGGGGCAGTTCGTTCCTGTTCAACCGCTTCCATGGGCAAGTGATATCGTATTCGATGGCCACTCTGACATCATCATGATTGGCGCGATTGGATGTGGTAAAACATTGAACATGGTTCTTGTGGCGGGATACCTATGCTGTATGCTACCAAACTTTCGCTATCTCGGTACTGCCCCCAAGTCCTGGCAGGCAGACCTCTCATACAGAGAGTTCTTGCAATTCGCAATAGACTGGGACAATAATCTCGGTGCCGAGCGCAGGATCACCAAGTGGATCAAGAATGTTCGTATGCGCCCCCAACCTATGATAGAGTTCGTTAACGGCTCTACGATGGAGTTCAAATCCATTGACCGTGACGCTAGCGGTATCATGACCTGGAGTGGTGACATGGCTGTTGTTGACCAGGCAGAGGACCAGTCCATCGACCTAGAAACTGTGATGGGTAACCTTGGTACTCGTTTGCGTGGTCAGATCGGTGGAAGAGCACGTTTGGGTAAGATGGTCCTTATGGCCAACAGTGCGTACAATCCTGTATTGTGGGAGACGTATGATGACTACGAGGCTGATCCAGAACGACTAGCTCTACTACTTACTTCCTATGACAATCCTTACCTGACTGAGAAGAGTTTGCGTGATATCAAGCGTAGGTTTAGGGATAAGGACGAGGCCCAGCGTTTGATGCACTCCGTTCGCCCGCTTCCGAAGGGTAAGGAGTTCACACAGAATCTGATCGTTATGTCTCAGAGCGATGGCCTAGATGCCATCATGAATGACGCACTCGCAGCTGGTATGCCGGGATACTTCCTGGAGTCTGCTACCAACACCGGGGCCGTCACATGGTCACTACCAGCACAGAGAGGACATCTTTACATCCTTGCTGGAGATCCTGGCCAGGGCAACCCGCCCTACCGCAATAGCGGGGTAGTTATGGTGTTTGACGTTACCGACTTCCCCAAGCAACCCGCAACTCTCGCATCATTCAAATGGGTATACGGCTATGGCTCATACTGGCCATTCCTGAATGCAATGGAAGCTGCTTATACGGAATACAACCCGTACTATGCTGGCTTTGATGCTACGGGTACCCAGAAGGCCTTTGATGATCTTGCGGTCTTGAATCAGGACCGTCTATGGTCACCAATCAATATGAGTGGACTCAAGATGCACATGGTACTCTGTCTCAAGGTTCTCATGGGGCGCGGGTTTGTCCAAATACCCAAATCTCTCTACAGTGTGTGGAACCAGCTACTTATGTGGCACATGCCAGACAAGCAGCTTCGCCAGGACATCGCATCTTGTCTCTTCATAATCGGGTATATCCTGAATCAGACTCTACCCCTCGTTGAAGGTGAGACGACGGATCTGGACGAGGGTGAGGTACGCGAGGTCAGCAGGTTGTCTAGGGGACGCATTATCAACAACAGGAGATCTTCAGTGAGGTCAATACAATGATACTATTAAATCAGGTGTTGGGAAGCAATGAAGGCTATCCATACATCGACTGGGATCGACAGATGGCATACTATCGAGAGTATGAGGAGCATTTCAGCGGAAGTTGGTTGAGGGAGACGGTATCAGAACGTTCTGATACATTGATGTACCCTCTTGGGTATAACGTGTTTGAGCTACCTACTGTGATGCATACAGCCTTCTTGTTTGGTGAGGTGCCTGATGGAGCGCTATCTTCTGTTGATCCTACTGTAGAGGTATGGAAGAATGGTGCTAAGGCCACTACCGATGTTGCCATGAACGCCGCTGACAAGATGACACAGTTTCTGCGCACAATCTGGGAAGAGAACGATAGTCGCAGCAAGCTGTCTGTTGCCGCACTCGACAGTCAGATCTACGGTGGTTGTACTCTAGGAGCGTTCTATGTACCAGAGCGTGCGGTTGATTTCCAGATTCCCGTTGCTCTACAGACAGTGAACCCCAAGTATTTCAACCCTGTCTGGAGCCACAACAACCTAGATCGTATGCTTCAGGTCATTGTTGCCTACGGGATTTCTAAGATCCAAGCTAGGGATCTAGGAGTCGAGATCGACAGCGATATCGGGCTATACGTAGAAGATTGGACAGAGGGCAAGTACAGGATCAGTGTAGACAACAAGACAGTAACCTGGTATGCCAGCAAGGCTGAGGGTGCACCAATTGCTCACCGGATACCCTATGTCTATATACCGCATCCACCCAGGCGCGGCTTCTATGGTACGAGTCTCCTGAAGAACAAGTGGGAGATGTCCAAGGAAATCAACGCCCGCTTGGTAGATGTAGGAGACATCGTCTCTGAAGAGGCAACGAACATGCCTGCGCTCACCAACGTACGTAATGCAGAGGTAAAGCGTATCAGTGGCGTGAAGCCCGTTATAGACCTTGGCTTCGCTCAGGGTAACAGAGAACCAAAGGTAATCTATCCACCCAACAGAGGCTCTTCAGCACAAAGCGCTGGCCAGTATGTCTATAGCCTACGAGACATTGCACGATCAGAAGCATACTGTCCACCAGTAGTATTTGGTGACGACGATGGTTCACAACGTAGCGCAGCGTCACTGGCCCTACGCGCCATTCCCCTCGTCAAACACATAGGAGAAGAACGCTCCGCATTCACAACTGCTATAGCAAAGATATGTAAGACAATGCTATTCATAGCAGCTGACAAAGATATGTACGGTATCACAACTGATATGGCAAAGAATGCCAAGGTACGAGTAGGTTGGTACCCCATGATGCCGCGTGATGTTCTAGAAGAGGTGACTTCTGTTATCAACAGAGTGCAAGCAGATATACTGTCACCTGAGACCGCAATAACAATGTTAGGTGGTATCATTGACGTTTCCGCAGAATTGAGTAGAATAAAGACATGGAAGAAACAGGTGCAGGAAATTGAAGGACAACCTGGTCCCGCCTTTGGCGGCACTGGTTCCTCTGGAGAGCTTGCATCAAGGGATTCAAATCATATGGGCAGTAACAAAGGAGATCAAAAGACATGAGTGAAAATGACGCTGGACAGGGAGAAGCAAACCCTACTGGCACCGACGACGGACGCATCAAGGCTCTTGAGGCAACTATCTCAGAGCGTGATGTTACCATCAATCGGCTTCGAGGAACACAGGGCAGCAATGACCGCACCATTGGCGAGCTTAAAGAGCAGGTATCTGGACTTGAGGCAAATGTAGGTGATCTCACCTCACAAACTCAAGCTCTTACCACAGATCTTACGACCGCAAATGCCCTTAGTACCGATCTTAACAAGCAGTTGACGGATCTTGGGGATGTTAGCGAACAGCTATCGTCTTCCAGGCAAGAATTTGCGCGTTTGCAGATTGCGGCAGCAAAGGCGGGCGAGTCACCGGTGATCGCATCACTCATAGCCAACAATTCACTACCTTCTGCGGAAGATAATGATGCGTTTATAGCAGCGCTAGACAGCATCTCTGGATCAGTCCAGACGATTGCAACTAATGCCGCAACCAGTATGTTGTCGGGGGCTAAGCCTCCTACATCACCCGGCGAGAGTGGAGCAACCAAAACACCGGACGCCTTGAGGGCCGAAGCACAGAAGCACATGGCCAAAAAGGAAGTGACCGAAGCCCTAGCCTTGATGCAGCAAGCAGACGCACTAGAAGCTTCAGCTAGAACCTAAGCCGGAGGAAAATCATGGCCGTTACATTTACAGCGGCTGGCGAACAGTATCTCGCTAGCGAAACGCCGTTTGTTGATCTAAGTTCCCGTAACAGGGAATGGTGGGACCCGTACATGGGTGCTGCGTATGTGAAGAACTCGATGTGGTTCAACATCGTTACTCACATGGTCAACATGTTGCCAACTCACGCGAAGTATATCAATATTACTTCCGAGTTGCCGGTGATGCCCGATATCGCGGAACAGGATCTCCGTGGTATTACGCTTCCCCGCGTCTACTTCGATTCGATGGAACAGCAGATCGAAGTTACGTCCTACGGTGCGATGATTCAGGCGCACAAGTGGGACTCCTATATCTATCAGTGGGCAGAGAAGGCCCGCCGAGATCCGTTTACCTTCGCCAACGAGGGTATTCAGCAAACCGATCTGTTCGGCTTCATCCAGAACAGACTGGGTCCGCAAATGACCGAGACTCTCGACATCTTGGCTCGAAACGCGTTCTTGAGTAACTCCAAGTACCGCAGCTTCGCAGACGACGCAACTGGTTTCCACGACCTAGCGTCTACTGATACCTTCAATGTCGAGATCGCCAGATCCGTACAGCTTGGATCTGACTACACCATCGGAACAGAGGGTGTCTTCCCCGCAATCGTTAGCCCTTCGGCTACGTATGCTGTGAAGAGCCTCGCAAATACCAGCGACTACATCGACTGGAACAAGGCGGTTCAGAACCCCGCGTTGCTCAACTATGTTATCGCTGAGTTTGAAAACGTTGCTTGGATGCACAACTGGCGCATGGTTCTCTGGAACTGTGGTGAGGTTCTCGCTAGCGCATCTGTGATCGAAGCTATCGAAGTTGGTGATGGTGCCCCCGATCCCGAGACAACCCGTGTTGACTCGACCTGGGCCGTCGGTAGTCCCGACGCCACTCACTACATCCAGTTGTCCGGTATTACGACACCTGGTACAGCCGAGACCGGATTCAAGGCTGGCGATAAGGCTACTCTAGTTCGTACACGACCTTCCGCTGATGCAGCTATGGCTACAGAAGACGGTGTTGTGTGGGACGACTCTCGCAATATCGACGTTGATGTTTACAGCGTTGACTACGACAACAACCGTGTTTGTATCCGTGTACCCATCCTGAACGAGAAGTACACGACTGCGCTCGGTACAGGTATGTATGGGTGGCTGATCAAGGGCCGTCCTGTGCACGCCGGTATCTTCTTCAAGAAAGGCATTGGTAACCCTGGTGTGGTTGCTGGTGTTATGCAGTCTCCGCAGTTCCACATCCTACAGCCCGCAGACGTTCGCAAGGCTGTGTGGAGCTTCAGCTGGGACGCTTACTTGAAGTATCAGATGGTTGACCCCGATGCTTTCGAGGTTCATTTCTACACCGGTGCTACCAGGCGTGGTGGCAGCGTGCTTTCGCTTTAGAAATGAGTAATACAATGGTGTTACATGAACATAATCTTCCAAAAGAAGTTAAACTACACTGTAACGCCACGGACGAGAGCGGTCATCAGTATGGAGAGTTGACCGCTCTTTATCCGGTAGAAGGTAAGTCATGTGCTTGGTGGTTATGTAAGTGTAGTTGTGGTAACTACATTGCTGTAAGAGGATACTCGTTGCGACAGGGTGTGACAAAATCATGTGGTTGCAAACACCATGAAGTTAACGATATTACCGGAAATCGCTATGGACACTTAGTTGTTTTACGCTTTGTTGAAATGAGAGAGCATTTCTCATACTGGGAATGTATCTGCGATTGTGGTAATACTGTTATTACCAGAGGTGCGAATCTAACCAGTAGCAAAATGAAGGTTTGCAGAATTGGTTGTGATGGACGCCCTGAGAATATCAGAGAAGACGAAAGAGTGTTTAAGAAGTATGTTCAAAGCGCAGGGCGCCGCGACATCCAGTTTTGTCTTACGCAAGACATGTTCTCGCTTCTTATACATCAGTCGTGTCATTATTGTGGAGCTTGCCCTGTTAGTGGGCTTGATAGACTAAATCCAAGTAATGGCTATACTAAAGATAACGTTGTGCCATGTTGTAGTAAATGTAACTATGCAAAAGCTTCACTTGGCTACAATGAGTTTCTTGAGCACATAGAACAGATACATAACTATCAAGCACGGAGATAACTGATGCTTTGGTCTACACTAAAAATACAGATTGGTCGCAAGATCAATGACCCTACCGCCGAGGATGGCGATAGCATCATGGATAACTTCAATGATGCCCTTCGACTATTCGCGTCGATGCACACGGGTATATCGTCGGTGTCGACCATTACTGGGGATGGCGAAACTACATCACACGAGGTCCCAAGCAACATGGTTGAGGAGAAGATATACGGTGTCTATGACACCGAAGATGATATCTGGCTCAACAAGGTTGACTTCATCCCGGGCCGCCCCATAGAGGAAGGTTACTACGTATGGCCCAGTGGGTACATCAACTTTAGCCCAGCCATTCCTGAAGACGATGAGTATGAGGTGTACTATGTTGCCTACTACAATGTCGTCACGGATGACGATGATAACATTATCGTACCCGACTGGGCCTACGAAGCTTTAAAACTATACGCAGCTGGCCGGACTCTGGAAGACCTTGCTAGTAAGATGGCTCTTCTCGGTAACTTTAGGACGAGGGTTGACTCTGGTAACCCAGAGCAGCAACCTATCCTACAGCTCTCTAAGAGATACATTGAGCAGTTCTGGGACATAATCAACTCAAGGGCGACACCACAATATGACAAGCTCAATAGTTCACGCACTGACTACTAGTATCAAGGCGCATATCCGGGCCTTATGGCTTGGGGATAAGTATGCCACCGACGGTAGTCAGACACAGGTTGCCTTCTGTCCCACCGAGTTAGAAGAGCTACTGACATACACTGATAAGAACGGCACCGAGAGAATCTTTGGGCCTACTCTTGTTGCTTTGGGGCGAGTCCAGGAGGACACGCTCAATCTAGCTAAGAACAGTGCAGTACCCTCGGTATACATCGAGGTTGCCGGTAACGACTTTGAGAACGTAGAAGACTGGCGACACAGCATATACACGTCGCTAGATTCCGCGCAGAAAGCAGACGACCCAGGATTCCTGTTTGAGGTTGGTAGCTCACACATGATGCATCGTCGGATTGTGGTCAAGATGACTACATTCTTCCTAGAGTCTAATCAACTAGGAGACGAGGTAGAAAGATTGGGCAGCGCTGCTCTCTCGTTCTTAGAGTCTATGCTAACCTCATATACTACTATGCCGCAAGACTGGGCCTGGAAGATGCTAGATAGTGATGGTGTAGCTATAGTAGATTCCTTTGGTGAACGCCCGTATCGATGTTATCCTGTTATCACACACTGCCGCAGACGCGGTGGTCCAACAGATGACTACATATGGGACACGAAGTTGTATCTGGAGGTCGCAACATTCAAGGAGGTGTGATGCGAGTAACAGGTATCATAAGTGGCGCTATGAAAGTACCCATGGCTATCCACATCTATCGAATAACACTACCGCTACACTACATCGATCAGAAAACTAAACACTGGGCTAGTTGGTTCGACGCAAAGACCAATGCCATGAATATGTCACCCGAATCTCTTGAGGTCGCGCTCACATCAGACATCATAGTCCTATCTCGTCCAATAACGGACGACTTCTTGATGGCAAGGAAATACTGTGAAATGCTACACTCTCGTGGAGCAAAGATCGTATACGAGACAGACGACGATCTCTCCAACGTATATCGTGACACAAGTAACGGAGAGGGTGCAAGCAGTATTCCATACCTACCATACGTAGACGCTCTCACAGTTACAACAGAGTTTCTCAAGAATCGTATGCTAGAGTTCTGCGACAAGCCCATACACGTTATCAATAACTATGTAGAGGTACGATTCTTTGCTGGCGCGTCTATGAGACACAAGCGCGAATACAACGATACGATCAATGTATTGCTTGTTGGTACCAAGACACACCAGGGAGATTGGCGATTTGCCGCAGAAGCAATCAAGCGGCTCACACTGGAGAACCAGAATGTTCGTATGCTGGTTGCTGGTTATCACCCGGACTATGTGGAACAGGGCTTCCATGTAGACCTGATTGGATCAAAGCCCTACAATCAATATCCAACTACGCTAGCAGAAGCGGATATCGTGGTCTGCGCTATCGATCCCGACGATCCCTTCAATCATTGTAAGAGTGCGGTCAAAGCAATGGAGGCGTGGGCGGCAAAGCGAGTGATAGGACACACAACTGGTGGCGCTGCAGTTGTGGCAACAGACAGTGTAGTGTATAATCCAGTAGTAAGACACATGCGCAATGGCCTCATCTGTAAACATTCGGTGGATGGCTATTACGACGCAATCAAGAAGCTAGTTGAGGACGACCGTTTACGGAAACAACTTCAGCGCAGAGGACTTCTTGATATCATCAATAATCATAACATGGCTACGGGTTATACTCACTGGGTAAATGCATACAAGAAAGTACTTAGGAGCTAACTATGACTGAACCAGTTTCAACAGGAATTGGACTCGCATTCGCCGTTCAGCCTGCAAAGGGAACATCAATTGACACCGACTCCGATTTTAAGCGGATAAGGGTGTTGTCTGCAAACGTTGGTAACCAACAGGCGATGGGCAACTTCCCTATCGAGGTAGGGGGTGGCTATCATCCAGGCGGGTCCTACAAGATCTACAATGTCGGCGCGGGTCGAGTTTCAATGTATCCGCGCATTGAGGGAGACATTGGCTATCTCATTTATATGCTGATGGGTGGCGTCCAAACAGCCGCCACCAGCACTTCAGCGGGTGTCTATACCACGACCTTCACACCGCGCACAGACATCTATACACACCCCTGGCTAACCGCTCGCAGATACATCCCCAACTCTGCCGGTGGCATTCAGAACGAGGGTGAGATTATGACGGATGCGAAGATTGCATCTGGCGTCTTCTCTATCGGAGCTGCGGCTCCAGCTGGCCTAGAGCTAGCTCTACTCAGTATCGGCTCATCCTGGTCGTCTGACGCTTCCAGCTGGGCGGATGATATGAACTCAGCCTTTGAGGACACTTCATCCATCGTCCTTGCACCTGCATCTGCTAAACCTATCCTCCAAGCTGTAGCTGGAATAGATATGGGAGATGGAGTAGGTCTGGACTTCACAGTACCCACGATTTCCATGCGTATGATGGTCACTAACACCTTCTCGGGAAGCAACATCGTGAACGAGCTTGTGGTTGGCGATTATCAGATGGATGATATGGTGCTACTGTCTCAGACAATCGCGTTTGATATGGTCTACAAGTGGAAAGACCCCAAGCTGGCTCGGGCTATCTATCGACATGGTCACAATGCGTACGCATGGTCTCCGACTGTGCTAAGTGCGCCATTGGAACTGACGCTTAGAAGCCCCACGCTAGTTGGAACGTCTACTACCCAGTACCAGGAGCTTGTCTTCAATCTGGCTAGTTGCGATCTTCAGTGCCCCGGTGGTATCACACAGGTTGCTGGAGGGTATCTGACCATGCGTGTCAGCGGTGTTGCTACGGTTCAGGCTACAGCAGAAGCGTACGCAACGATCAAGATCATCAACGGGACAGCGTACACAGATCTTCCCGAATACGTTTCATATACAGCATAAAGGGTTAGAGGGGGGAGGGGTCACCTCCTTCTCCTCCCCTCTCTTATCTATCTTAGGGGGAATAGGAGGACAGCATGTCTGTCAAGATCAGCGACTTTTATCCGCAGGAAGTGAAGCTCATCCAGCATCCAAAGGACTCTCTTGGAGAGCCTATCAAGGACTGGGAGAATCCATACCCGGCGCTAAGCAATGTCTGGGTGCGTATTGTTCCTCCAACATTCGGCACAGATCGTGCTCGTAGGGAGCACATGGCGACTGTTCGCGAGGACGGTGACAGGTACTTGAGTACAATCCAGCACGAAATCTACCTATGCTTTGGTGGAACTGACTTGGAAATTTCCGTCCCTCGCAGAGATGACGACGGACGTTTGCTATGGGACAAGGAACACAAAGAGGTCCTGTTTGACGAGATTGCCTTCGACCAGAACGGTAACATGAGTCGTGGTGATTTCGCTAAGATGATCGCGCTTGTTCCTACACCAGTTATCGATTTCTGGTACATCAGGACGCTAGAGGTAGCCCCACACTGGGCAACCACGTTTTGACCATAAGGAACACAGACGGAGGCTCAAAGAGATTGAGGAGAATGTGTTCGCCTTCTGTTGTTGGGAGCACGGTGATCCACTACCAGATGGCAAGGGTGGACTACAGCAATTTGAGACTGTTCCCGACTCCCTCTACTGGAAACGATACGTTGATTCTTATGGACTACCAAATGGAGGGGGCTGGACAGACCAGCCCCGTTCGTTTATGAGAGACATTTCCGCTGCTGCTATCGGAGAGAAAATGGAGCGTAGTCAGCGGGAGATTGATGAGAAGAAGCTCTTTCTTAATGCCATTACCGATATTAGGGACTTGCTTTCTAGCGGAGGAAAATAATGGCTGTTGGTCGTTCGCGTAACTCTATTCCTCTACAAGATCTAACACCTGACGAAGCGTGGCAAACCGAAGAAGCTAGAAACTTTGCTGCTGCTACTACACGCAGATACGGCGTTGACATCGGTATGGCGCGTGGATATCTAGAAGATCTATACGGCCCTACCGCTCACTACACAACTGTGGGCGGCGAGGTCGTTTCTCGTTTTGGCAGCACTGAGATCGGTGGTGGTAGTTCTCCAATGACCATCGGGCAAGCTACTCTTGGAGAAGTCCAAGCTGCTGCGCAGAAACAATTCGGTACCCCGTTTCAGGTAAGGGTCCAGGGTCAGCATACAGCACCTGGTGAGATGGTACAACGAGGCTCTGTTGATCCTTGGGCTTGGACACACGGCACAAGCCAGATGCGTGCTATGTATCGACAGCTACCCCCTGACATCAGCCACCTAGAGGGTAGTCAGTTTAACTACGGTGAACAATACGATCCATCAACCCAAACTCGTATGGGTTCTCTTATCATGCCAACGTCACGGCTTGGTAGGATTCCTGGTATTGATGTAAGGGGAGACGAGATATTCTTTGGCTCAGATCTAGGTAAGGCTGCAACTAGACAGAAGAAGGCCATCGCTGAGCAAACATTCGGACACTTCGCGAATCTTCCTTTAGAGCAAGCCTCTCTAGACATAAGGACTACCCAGAACGTTCCTACGCTTATGATGATCGGCGGCTCTGTGTTACCAGAGGGCCAGTCACAAATCGACCTTATGCAAACCGGTGGTATCTTAACCAATAAGTACGCTAACATTCCAGTACCTTCAGAGATGCAGCGCGAGGGGTTCACTCCTGAGTTTAACGTCGGTGATGTCATTGATCTAGACGCCAGCGGTATGCTCAATATTGCGCCTGGAATCTCCACCCGTATCAAGAATCAGGACCAAGTTAGAATCCAGAACTACGGCTTTGATAGAAATAACCTCGTCATTGAATATGAGGGCATGTCTAAAGATCCCTTCTCTATGAAGGGGCTTGGCTCGAAGACAGTAGCTGTCGCAGATCCCACAATGCAGGATTGGGACGTTACCTTTGGTGGAAGGTCTATCCAACCCGCTCACATTACACAGGTCAACGAAGCAGCTCTAGCTATGGCTGCTGTGACCTCTACATGGACTCCCAAGCAATTCACTGACGTTCTTGGCTACGCTCCAAAGGAGCTTGGCCAGAAAGAGGTCAGAGGCTTGTGGAAAGGTCTGAGCGAACAGGGCCGTATTGCACAATACTCCTTTACCCAACAGGCATACCTTGGTCCTACGAACAACCCCGATCCTCATATCCAAGCCTTGAGGGATGCGGGTCTTGCAAGCATTGTACCTGGCTCAGAGATAACAGAAGAGGGAATGCGACGGGCGCAGGTCAAGTTCACTGGCTTTGGAATATACGAGAACCTCGGAGAGCAACCAAGAGGAATCTTTCAGTTTGACTCTCGCTATGTATCACCAGAAGTTATGTCTGACATTAGCATGCATGACGAGGACCGCGTTTCCGCAATAAGACACGCTAGCATAGACTCAAGGGCAACAGCAGCATCAATACTAGGTGCGTCAGCAGCTATGCACGGGCAAGCCCCGTACTATAAGACTGTCTCAGGGAACGAAATACTCGGTGACTGGTCTGCTATCCAGGCAGAAGCTGCCGATAGAGCAACAGAAGCTAACCAGCTCGGCCTCAAAGAAGATGCTAATGCCTACGGTGTAGAAGCTCAGACGATGGCTATTCTCGATGAGTACACTGGCACCTCTGGTATCAGACTCAGTCTACCAGACAGGTACGGCAGAAGTGGGCCATTGATTGTACCCAACCCTGGTGATGTAATGCGGAGGTTTGGACGCGACGATGTAGAACAGAGGGTTTCTGGCCTCTCAAGAATGATTCCAGAGATGTTCGGTAAGATTGCGCAGAACGAGCTTCTACAAGACCCACAGTCTCTTGCGGAGGCTATGGAAGCTGTTGGATCATACGAAACAGAGCTTGCAAAGCAAACATCTAGTGCTGGAATACGTCAAGCTGCTATGGGTGGTAGAGCACCTGGCTTTGGTGGTAAGATACAGGCCCTACCAGGTCTAGCACCAGGGCAGATGTGGATTCCAGAACGCCGTCTCACCGGTTTGGTTAGCGAGATCTGGGGTAAAGAAGACTTTGGTGGCGACAGGCTACGTGAGGAATTCAAGACTCCTGCCGAAGCTGCTCGTGCTATGTTGATGGGTGAGACCGAGATGATCCCGGATGTCTTTGCTCTCAGGTATCCATCGGCAAGCCCTCTACACTCACAGACAAGACTTCGTCCTCAGACACTCAAGCAACTTGGTAGCGCACTTGGTAGACCAGTTACATTAGCAGAGTCGAGTATGGTGCCAGCTAGTGTATCCTCTCGTTTCGCTGAAGCACACGAGGGCGATAAGGACGATGATCCTGTGGATATTGATGCGGGCCTTGCTTCCCAAATGCCAAGGACGCAAGCAGAGCTTAACAGAGCGGTAGCGGGTATGGCTGCGCGTTCTGGTGAGCTTGCTAAGACAAAGAGAAAGATCGCTAATGCTCCAAGGAGTGCGGAAGAAGCATACAAATACGCAGCGGGTATGCTACAGTCCACATCCCTAGCTAAGTTCGGAGAAGAGTCCTTTGCTATTGAGGAACGTATGGGACGTATTGGTCCCTTGTTCCAAGCGTTCAGACGTGCTATTCCAATGGGTATCGAGGCTCAGGCAGCTGGTACATCGCAGCAAGCTCGTGCCATGCGTATATCAGAGGATATGATTACTCAGGTAGCTGGTCCTCTATATGGGCTATCTGTAGACGCTCGTACTTTGCCTAAAGCAGCTGACGAGTTAGCAAGACATCTTAGCAGCTATAACGTCAAGACTCGTGGCTTTGCTCGTGGAGAAGGACCAGGCTTTGTCAGGGATCTACTCTCGTCTGAAGTAGGCTTGATGAGAGAGCTTGGTCAGAGTGAAGAGATCTCGATGAGTGGGGGTGTCTTTGCTGGTATGTTCATTGGCACCGGCGACAAGAACTTTGAAGAGGTTGCCGGTCTATATGAGTCTGGTGCAAAGACATCAGAACTCGTTAGAGCTATTGGCGCAGGCAAGACACAGCGTGAAGTAATCAGTACTGCTCCATGGCTAACAGCTGTCGTCGCTTCTGGTTATGCTAAAGCCGCCGGGGAAGATCCTGAGTGGGCAGAGAACCTCGATGAATGGGGTACGGGCATGGTCGAGAAGGGAAGTGCCGCACGCACATACAGGAGTCTACTAAGCAGGGGTAGGGGCAAACAAGCTATTGGTGCCGGTGAATTTGCTAAGGTAACAGGTACAATGATTGAGGGTGGCATGCTGTCATCCTTACGCGCAGAAACAGATACAGAGGTACTGCGCTCGATGGGCGTATTACCCACGGACGAATCCACTGAATACCCGGGACTGCTTCAAGCGACGAACTTTGCGCAAAGGAGTAAACGAGAGAGTGTGGTGGATAGGTTAGTGTCTGCCATGAGCCAAGAGGAGAAGGCTACTATGATAGGACCACAACTACAGCAGGCAGTATCGGGTGACCGCTTTGAAGACGTACGTAGGACAGTGCTAGCTGATTATCCATACGACCCTAACGATCCAGGCTCTGAGAAGGCTGCGTTTGGTAGGATGGTTCAAGCATCACACGAAAATGTTACTAGTGCCGAAAGCGATTGGAGACAGCGTCCTCTACGTGCTGCTCATACTAGAGCAGTACAAGCTAACGATATGGAAGCCGCACGCAATGTCAACGCCTACTCAGAGTCTATGGGAATGACTCTAGGTGACCAGGGCCAGAACAGGTACCTCAAGTACATACAAGATCAGGGGGCATCTGGCAGTGGTGGTGGTGGTGGTACAGGATCAACTGCTTCTGCTGCTGCAGATCCGTCTGCGCAGAACCCATCAGCAACTGGACAAGCTGTACTGAACCGAAGAGCACAAGCAATTCTTGGCGATATGAAACAGTTTGCGGGTGGTGAGTCTGTTCCATTTAGTCAGGCAACAACTGTAGCAGGTCAGACAACTAGCTATACCCGAATGGTCAAAGGGCAAGTATCACAGTCAGCTCTTGAATCTGTAGGCATTCTTGGTGGAGATCAAGAGAACCTAGATAGAATGAAGAGTGCGTATCAGTCAGCTCTGTCTGGTGGTACACCTAGCACCAAGGCCGAGATGCAAGCTGCTAGTAGTCTAGGAAGCTATCTTACTGCTGTCAAGAGAGTTGCCAGTGATGTTAGCGGCCCTCGTGGTCTAGAGCGAGGCTATAGAGATGCTGCTGATCAGCTGATGAAAGATATGAAAGCCTCTGGAATGGACACCACTCAATTCAGAGAGGCGTTCGGCAATCTAGCCCAGGCTACACGCGGTACAGACTTCTCGTATGCCAGTGCTAGGCTAGACGAGGCAGGTGCTGCGGTTGGCATAGGTGACACCAGCAACAGGGCGATCCAGGAAGCACAGGGAGTAGCACGTACCTACAGAGAGCGTGGTAAAGCTAGTGGTGTGTCCACGGGCGCTGTGCCACGTAATATGGCTGATGTAGAGTCAGAGCTTGCAGAGGTGACACAGAATCTCATCGGAAGCCGTAGAGCACTCAATAGTGCCACGAGCGATACAACCAAAGCCGAGCAAGAGATGATCGCCACAATGGTTGACAAGACCGCCATGGGTGACATCACTCGTCTATCAAAGGAAGCATTTGGTATAGGTGGCGTAGCTGGGTTGAGCGGCTTTGTTGGAAGCAAAGACTTCCAGATGTCGATGGGCATGATGGGAGGAGGGGGAGGCGGAGGTGGTGGAGACGGAGCAGCTGCCGATGGTGATCAGTGGTGGCTTGGCGCAGCAACCGGTATCAAACGGCTCTTCTCACCGTTCAGCCCACAAGGTGCGATGGTTAAGGCTGCATGGCGCACAGCAGTAGGTCCTGCCTTCAAAGAGGGTATACCAGCCTATGGACAATCTGCATTCCGTGACTTCAGAATGGCCGGAATGGCTGGGCCGGTTGATTCTGGTGGTGTTGGCGGTGGAGGTGGCGATATTCTTGCTGCTCAATCACAACGTCAGCTAAACGTACTGGCAAGTGGACAAGCAGCTCAAGAAGCATGGGGTTGGTCACAGGGTGCAGGGCCTTCAGGGCTAGCTCAGGCAAGGGGTGTGTTTGGTCCAGCTTTAGGAGCCGGTGCTGCAACAGCTGTTGGTCTTGGAATGGGAGCTCTTGGCCCAGTACTAGGAGCCTCGGCTGGAATTATAGGTGCTAGCGTTGGCGCTCTTGGTATAGGTATAGGTGCTACATCATATGGCTACAACCTTGCAGAGCAAACATCTACACAATACTATCAAGCAGCTAAGGACAGATCAACTGTTACACAACGATCAACAAGCGGCAATTTGATTGAAAGAGCAGGTAGTCTAATCGATAGAGCCTGGGCTGCTGGCAAAGAGCTATTCCGTGGTGGTGGTGCTTTCTTACGAGGCGAGGCCCCAAACGTCTATGCTGGTTTGTCGGTTGGAGACCAGATGGCACAGAAAGGCGAGGATCTTTTTACCAGCAACTTCTCTGGTCAAACTATGGCAGAGAGAGCACTTGGTATCAATAGAGCTGCCGAAGACATGATGGCAGGAGATGAAACACTTGCGTCATATGGCGTTGATGCTGTAAAGGGTGCTCTTGGGCAAGTGATACAATACGGTGGTGATCCTACTAGTTCTAGAGATCTTCTCAAGTCAACTGACGAGGTGAGGAATCTTCTAGCAAGGGGTGGCAATTACAGCAAGCAAATGGACATGGCATCTGCACTCAACCTTGGTCCTCAAGGAGCCGCAGATCTCACGCAGTTCTACGCTAACATGCCTACTGCTAACCAGGCTATGCAAACAGAGTTTGCGATGCAGCAGTTTGCACCACTTGCACAGATGGGCTTCTCTGGTGAGAACGTTGCTCAGCTAGCTCAGATAAGCGGGCCGCTTACTGGACAAGCCGCTAACGACTGGTCCAAGTTCCTTGGTAGAGACCAAAGATTCCTCAGCAAGGCTGTAATGGGCAAGGCCACACAGCTACCGATGGGTATAAACCTGGCAGGTAACTATGCACTACAGTCCCAGGATGCTCTAGGACTACAAGTTGGTACGTCTGGTGAACTTAGCAATCTCGCGCTTGGTCAAGGGCAGGAGTTCTGGAATAGAACCGCATCAATGCCAGGATTTTCAGCATCGTCTCTTCAGACAGGTGACTGGTCAGGAGGGTTTACCACAAGTGGCTCCAGTATCATGAACGAGTGGGATGGAGAATCATTGTGGGGCTTACAAGATCTTAGCACACGTATGAACAAGGGCGTAGCTAGTATCCAGTCTCGTGCGGAACGATCTGAGTTCCGTAGGCAGTACGGATCTATCTTGGGCGCATCTCCTACTGGTGGACAAATTGCATCTGGTAGATGGAGACCAGGACAGCTCGGTAGTATCGATGAGGTTGGTGGAGCATATCAGCAACAGCGTCAGTTAGGACTACGCAAAGAAGCTCTTGGATACGCACAGACTGAGGGCGGTATGGGATACACAGGCTCCTTTGGATTCCAGGAGCAGGGTTTTGCTATGCAGCAAAGCCAGTTCATGGAACAGCGTCAAGTAAGTGGTCAGCAGATGGCCCTTGGTCGTAGCTGGCAGGTACAACAAACAGACTGGGCTAGACAGGACCTCGGTACTAACTACGCCCGTTCTGGAACTGGGTTCGATTGGAGAGAACAAGACATCGAACGTAACATGGCACAGGCCCAAAGTTCTGATGACTACTCACAATGGCAGCTAGGTTTCCAGGGACGCCAGACACAGATGCAGCGTGGGTGGCAGACAGAAGACTTCGCTTTCTCACGTAGCCAGAATCAATTGCAGTTCGGCTGGCAAATGGAAGACTTCTCAGAGAACATACGCTTCTCAACTGGCCGTCAGCGTAAGCAGTTGTTGCGCTCACGCGAAAGAGCAACCGTATCACAGAACATTGAGTCTGGTCGTATGGATACAGCGGAGTCCCGCGCAGAAGAAACGTGGGCTATGGAAGACGAGGCGTTTGATAAGAGGCGCGAACGTCTTGAGGAAGAGCAGGGAATCAGGGATGATAACTTCGAGACTCAACTTGAGCGTCTGGAACAGCAACGCGAGTGGATGGAAGAAGATCATACCCGTAACACAGAGCGTCTTGATGCCCGGGTTGGACAGGAAGAAAGTGTCTATGAGCTACAAGAGAGTTCGTACAACCTATCGCTAGAGCACTTTACAGAGAGCTTCGATCTCAAGATGGCACAGTTTGACGAGGAACAGAAGGCGTTCCAGGCCAACAAGGACATCGCCACAGAGACCAGGGCACTCAACGAAGAGAACGATCTGGCTCGTATCAACACGCTAAAG